CCCGCGTCAGGGTGGATCATCCCCACCCTCCCGCCATACGCCGGCACCTTACCCGGCATTACAACTCGTACACGACCCAACTAACAAAACGGAAAAAAACCATGATAAGCTTGAAAGACATCTCTCGGAACAAAACGAAACCACCAAGGATAATCCTGTATGGCCCTCCAGGAGTCGGCAAGACTAGCACTGCATGCATGGCCCCGTCTCCCGTGGTTATCAATATTGAGGATGGATTAGGGGAACTTGATGTTCCCTCCTTCCCAAAGGCAGAAACCTATTCTGACGTAATGGATGCACTTAACGAACTAGGAAGGGAAGATCACGACTACAAAACAGTAGTAATTGATACCCTTGATTGGTTTGAAAATCTTGTATGGGATCACACCTGCAAGAGGTTAGGGGTAGACTCCATAGAAAAGCCCGGATATGGCCGCGGTTATGTGGAGGCTGTGAATGATTGGCTTGAGTTCTTTAACCTGATAAACGCTCTTCGTGACGAAAAGGGAATGATAGTTATAATGACAGCTCACTCCCAGGTCACGAAGTTTGAAGACCCGCTTAATGTGCCTTATGATACCTTCGGATTGAAAATCCATAAGAGGGCAGCCGCAAAGGCAGAGGAGTATTCAGACATCATAGGGTTCTGTAACTTCAAGACATTAACCAAGAAGGACACCGACGACAGGCACCGGGGAATATCCACCGGTGAGAGAATTATTCACCTGGTTGGAAGCCCCGCATTCACCGCAAAGAACCGGTATTCCCTTCCGGCAGAAATCCCACTCACCTGGGAAGCACTTGAGAACGCACTAACAAACAAAGGAACGAACTAAACATGGCAGATATTTCATCACTCGATTTCGATGCAGAGAAAATTCAACCTCAGGCATCTTTTGAACCAGTACCAACCGGAGAATATACCGTAATGATCACAGAGTCAGATCTTAAACCTACCAAGAGCGGAGACGGGCAGTATCTGCAATTGGTTTATGAGATACTAGATGGGGATTACAAAAACCGGAAGATCTGGGACCGTCTGAACTTAATAAATAAAAATAGCACTGCGACTGAAATTGCACAAAGATCTTTATCGGCAATCTGTCATTCCGTGGGAGTTTTACACCCAAAAGACAGCGCCGAACTTCATAATAAGCCATTCGTGGTTAAGGTTGGAATCAGACCTGCACAGGGTGAATTCAGTGAGAGCAATACAGTTAAGGGGTATTCATCTCTCTCCTCCTCTCCTGTAAAGAAGGGTTCGGGGAAACCTTGGGAGCAGAAATGAACCCTCTTTTTAACTCGTTTTTGTTATCAAGACGCGGAGAAGACACAAAATATTATTCTAAAAAAATATTTGAAGAGATAAAAGCATCTGAAAGCATTCAAATGAAAACCCTATTATCGAAACTTGTCCCCTCTGTTATACCAAACGCATCCACCCTATTTATGCTTCTTAATTCATTACAAAAATACGGAGTTATTGAAAAATCAGTTATTAAGACGCAAACACCAGGGAGATCTCCCACATACTACAGAATAAAGGAGTATACATAATGGCATTACTACCTAACCAACCAAACAAAACAGCAGAGTTAATCTATTCCACCTACACCAACGCCCCACCCCGCCCGCACTTGGGAGCATCACAGATTGGTAATTCTTGCGAGCGGGCGTTGTGGTATAGTTTCCACCACTGCAAACTCCCAGCCTTCTCTGGAAGGATGTTACGGCTATTTGAAACCGGATTTAGAGAGGAGTCTCGAATAATTATGAACCTCAGGCAGGCAGGGATACAAGTTTGGGATAGGGGAGACGATGGCGAACAGATCCGGTTTGAGATGTTTGGAGGCAAGTTTGCAGGGAGTATTGACGGAATAGTGTTAGGACTGCCAGAAGCGCCCAAAACAGAGCACCTTTTAGAAATTAAAACGTCGTCAGACAAGAACTATAAAGCCCTCATAAAAAACGGTGTTGAAAAAGCTAAACCAGTGCACTATGCACAGATGCAAGTTTACCTTGGAGCTTTTAACCTAACGCGGGCCCTGTATATCGTAGTCAACAAGAACACCGACGAAATATACACAGAGCGCCTTGAGTTTGATAATCGTGTATACCAGTCCCTCCTAGAAAAGGCCGAGCGGATAGTCACGTCAGACGCCCCGCTGGAGCGGTTTGAATCGTTTGAATGTAAGTGGTGTGAGTATCAGAAGATCTGTGAGTGGGAGGAGATGCCTCACATCTGTTGCCGAACTTGCGCACATTGGGGAGGGTGTGAGACAGAAACTTTGTGTGATAAACATATATGGAATCCAAATCTTATAAATTCTGAACCAATCGACGCCGACGAACAATCTGGATGGATACTTTACGCAAACGGTTTAAAAAATGGACCGGGATTTATGAGTAGTGAAGAAATTAAAGCGCAATACCATTAAATACTTTTTTATACTATTGTATCATACGTATTAGTATGATAATACGGAAGGTTAAATGCCTGCGTTGTGGCCATGAATGGTTTCCACGAACAGAAGAAAAACCAAGAACGTGCCCGAATGTAAAGTGCAGATCTATTAACTGGGATCGGCCTCGAAGGGTGAAAAAGGAATGAGCACAAAAGTTTGTTCAAAGTGTGGAGAAGAGAAAGACGAATCGGAATTCTATATAGGAAGAAACCAATGTAAAACGTGTAGAAATGAACAAAAGAAAAAATATAGAATTAAATCTAGGGATGCTGACATAGAAAGAGCAAAAAAATGGAGAGAAAACAACAAAGAAAGAGCAAAAGAAAATAATAAAAAATGGAGAGAAAATAACAAAGAGAAAGTAAAAGAACTTAATAAATTGTGGAGAGAAAAAAATAAAATTAGAAAATTAGAGTGGGATAGGCAGTGGAGAGAAAAAAACAAAGATAAAACAAAAAGTTCACAGAAAAAATACTATGAAAACAGCAGAGATAAAATTCTAAATAGAAACCACGAATGGCTAAAAACAAATCAAGAATTGCATAAACGGTCGTGTAAAAATTGGAGAGAAAAACACCCTGAAAAATGTAGACTTGCGGCATATAACTGGAGAAAATTAAACCCAGAACTACGAAATAAAAGTGTAATTAAATATAATTCATCGCCACTAGGTAAATTAACTAGCACCAGATCAAGGCACAAAAGAAGAGCACTATCTAAAGAAAGCCCATGCACCTTAACCCTACTCCAATGGGATAAGATCCTAGAGTCACAGGGAAACAAGTGTGCCATTTGTGGGAAGCGGTTCTGCAAATCTAGACCTCCAACTGTTGATCACATTATACCCCTGTCAAAAGGTGGAGGGTTAACCTTTGAAAATGTTCAGGCACTTTGTAGATCTTGCAACAGTTCAAAAAATGCAAGATTAGATCATACTAAAATTATAACGTGGTGTATGTCGTGATTCTTCGGCCATATCAACAGGAGTCTATTGATAAACTATACACGTATTGGACGTATAGAGGTAAACGCCCGGTAGTAGTGGCTCCATGCGGTGCGGGCAAATCGGCCATCATTGCGGGGTTTTGTGAGCAGACATTAAAGCAATGGCCAGATACTAGAATTTTAATTGTAACCAATTCAAAAGAAATAGTGTCCCAAAACGAGAAAGAACTAAAACGGTATTGGCCAGAAGCACCAACCGGAATATATTCTGCCGGTTTAAATAGACGCGACACAGAAGCACAAATCATTTTTGCTGGTGTTCAGTCGATATACAATAAAATGTATGACTTCTTTCCGGCCTTTTCTATTATTTGCGTGGACGAAGCTCATGCTGTTTCCAGAGAATCAGATACCATGTATGGAGAGCTGATAAAATCTGCCACGCTTGCGAATCCAGGAGTAGGTATTTGGGGAACTACAGGAACCCCGTATAGATTGGATCAGGGTATATTGTGGGAGGGTAAGGATGCAATTTTTGACGGGTGCGCCCACGAAATTAAAATTAAGTATCTTATTGATAATGGGTTTTTATGTCCCATTATCTCAAAAGGAGGTATAAAGAACATAGATTTAACAAACGTCCATACAGTTGCAGGAGAATACAACCAATCAGAGTTGGCGTGTGCAGCTGATGATCCTGAAATTATCAGATCGGCAGTTGATGAAATCCTAATGTATGGATCAGATCGTAAATCATGGATGGTTTTCTGTGCAGGTGTGAACCACGCTCATAACGTCCTATCAGAGATACAATCCAGGGGTATAAATGCAGATATTGTTACCGGAGATATGCAGACAAAAGACAGGGATGAGGTAATAAGGAAGTTCAAATCAAGAGAAATTAGGGCAATATTAAACGTTAATATATTAACAACTGGCGTTAACGTGCCAGAATGTGATTTAGTCGTATTATTGACGGCCACTAAATCAACGGCTAAATACGCTCAAATGGCCGGGAGAGGATTAAGAACATTCCCAGGAAAAGATAACTGCCTGCTATTAGACATGGGGAATAATGTTATGGAGCACGGCCAACTTGATAATCTATCTCCTAAAAAGGTAGGTAATGGCGGTGCTCCTCCATTAAAGCAATGTCCACAATGTAACGCATTAATTCATGCAAGTATTAGAGAATGTGTTTGCGGCTACACCTACCCAGAACAGGAAACATTACCAAACCACGGCACCCAGGCTTTTGACGGAGCGGTGTTGACGGACCAGATAGAACCGTTCTGGGTGAACGTCCAGGCTGTTGAATACTCCAGGCATACCAAGGAAGGGAAACCAGACAGCGTGAAAATATCGTATATCTCCAGAGGAGGAGAAAGATACAACACCTGGCTTGCCGTCGACCACAAAGGATTCGCAGCAGAGCAGGCCTTGAGATGGCTCTCCAAGATAGGCTCGGACGCCACCAGCGTGTCAGAGGCCCTTGAGGAAGCCATGTCAGGACGGTGGCCTATGCCAAGGAGGATACAGTGCAAGCAGGATGGTAAGTGGTGCAGAGTGGTAAATGAGGATTATAGCAAAGCGAC